TGAGGTATTATACCATTTTCATATAAAGCTACCATACTTTTTTTAGTCATATCTGCAGCACTTCCTTGTATTAATTTATTCAAAGCTTTGTACGTAAAAGCACGTTTTAATGGTTCATCATATTCTTTTCGTGCTTGTTCCAAAGGTAAAGGTTTAAATACACCAAATTGCACCGGTTGCCAAAGATCGAAATGACACGCGCGTCCTAATAGCGTTCTTATTTTACCCCTATCGTTTGCTTTACGAGATACATTGTCCATCAATTGTTTTACAAAAGGTGCTTTGGTATGGTACTGTCTAATTAATTTCTCTGCAGATTCTTTCATCAATCCTAGTTCAGCCATTAATTTATTTTTACCCATTCCATACATAAGACCTAAATTAATTGTCTTAGCTTGTTTTCTTTTTATGCCTGCCATATCTGCTACGACCTGATGGAAATCAGCGTCTCCAGCGTTGTATGCGTCTACAATTTCATCAACTCCTTGCAAATTTTGCAGTTTTGCGTAATGCACTAAAATTCTAGGTTCTTGTTGTGAGTAGTCAAAGCTACCCCATTTATGTTTTTCTTCAGGAATAAATATAGATCTAATCATTGGTCCTAGTTCAGGATGTCTTGCAGGAATCTGTTGTAAGTTTGGATTACTCATAGAGAATCT